TGTTGCTGCCTTAGAGTATTTTTTTGAGGTGTTCTTTTAGAATTTTGGAACCGCCCACTCGCACGTTGATTATTCCATTGTAATAATCGTCTGTTTCCAGCACCCTGCGATCAAACTGTTCCTTTGCCTCTAGATAACTTAGTACGCCTTTGCTTGGACAATAGTGAAGAATTTCTCTTGTAAACTTTTCTTCGCCTAGTTTTGCAACGTCTTCCAGAAGATTGTCCGAGGAGCCCCAATAGTCTCTCCAATCGCTTTCAACTGTTGAACGTCTTTTATTTTTTCTGCCTTTTAAAGGTGGTCTAGTTTTTTTGAATTGAGCAAGTTTCTTGCCTATGTATTTTCGCCCGTTTGTGAGATTTGTGATCAAATAGACAAAGCCAATGCATCCCTCCGGAATTTCATCAACAATTTTGTTATTATGTGTCCATTTGTGAGTCGTCATCAGTCTTACTTACTTTCGACGGTCGACCCACCATGCCTTTTCTGGCTTCCTTCCTATCTGATCTCTTATTTTGGATTTCTAATCTGCGTGTGCTTGCGTGCCTTCTTATTTCACTTAGCCAAAATCTTGCCTTTATTCCTGCCTCGTCTGATTCCTTGTATTCAAAACGTTCCTGCCACTTGAAGTAGTTTTGGAACGCTTCTATCATTTGATCATGTGAATCAGTACTCATGCTTTCTCTATGTTAAAGTTTATAACAATTCTATAATCTGCATTTCTAGGATGCATGCCTGCATGTAAAAATTTACCATCAAACATTACAGTCCTGCCCTTTCTTGGTTCTATTCTTTTGCTGATGCTAAGATGTTTTGGGTATTGGCTAGGATCATAATACACTTTATTGTTCCAATCAAAGCCATCCTTGCTTATTTCGTTATCAAAAATAAAAGTATCACCGTCTGCATCATTAACATAGTAAAGCAACACCCAATGGGGAAGTAGATTATCAATGTGTGGAGTATTAAAACAATTTTCTAAATCTGTATAAACTTTAGGTTGTAGATTTGCTTTGACTCTCTGTAAGGTTCCTGTTATTTCAAACGCTTTTTCAAATCGTTTGTTCATCTCGAGAAACAATTCGCTGAACGGAGAATTAATTTTTCCATCAAGTATTGCTCCGTGACAGAGCTGGAAGTGTTCAAATATTGGATTATTTTCCTTAAAATGATTTAAAAGTTCCTGACCTGCTGTGTTTTCGTGTCCTTCGCCGAGATGCCAAGGAAAATCCCCAGTTAGATATTTTTCTATATCGTTTTTTTCAGCATCGGTAAAGATATCATCACGAACTATTATGGTCATTGTACTATTTCAACATCATTTGAATATGAAGTAAATCCATTCTCCTTAATAACTTTCAGCACGTGATTAACACGACCTGCTAGATCGTCTCTGTGCGAAATTAGGAACACGTTCTTATTTCTTTCACGTGTCATCTTCTTAAGAATACCAATGGAACTTTCAACACCAGCACTGTCCATACCACTATCCACTAACTCGTCAATAAACAATAAGTTGATTGCATGATACAGGCTTTCCCAAACGTCACGGAACGCCCAACTTAAACTTAAAATGAGCCTATTTCGTTCTCCTCTACTGAGGTTATCAAAGTCTAAGTCCTGTCCTAGTTGTGTAATTGTGACCGTTAAATCGTTCTGAAATTCAACAATGTGCGGTAATCCTACCTTAGCAAGATAATAAGTCAAACGCTGATTCAAGTATGCTAGGTTCTGTTCAATGATCTTCTTACGCACAAAAGAATCCTTGTTTGTAAGCAGTTTGTATAGGAAGTCCATGTGTTCCTTGACCTTGGTTAGATCATTTAGCGTGTCAAAACTAACTTCCTGTATTGCAGTTTCCTGCAGATCCTTAATCTGTTCAAGATATGGATTCTCCTCAGCAGACTTCTTAACCAATTCTTTTTGTAAACTCTCAACGGTGTTACGGTGATTGTATGCTTCTTCCACACTATCATACTGCGTTACCGGACAGTTTTCCAATTCTCCGATGTCACTTACAACTTTTGAGTGTTCTTGGTATTGTGTATCATTAGTTAACAGTTGTAATGCTGCTTCCTGCAACATTTCTTCCTTCTGTTTTCTAATTTCTACCTGCTTGTTGTCATGAATTTCCTGTCCGCAAGCATAACATTCGTGCTTGTCAATGGATTCTAATTCTTTTTTAAGTTTAGAAATTAGTTTTTCCTGCTTCTCGTTGTCAGCAGTAATGCTCGCCATCCAACGCTGTGCTTCTTCTAACTTTCTTTTCTTGTCGTTGAAGTTTTCCCAGCACTTGTGTGCTTCAATCTCTGCTTCAATGTTAATCTTTTCTAGGACAGCAATGCTCTGTTCCAATTCTGCAACGGACTGTTGTTTGCTATCTTCCCACATTCGCTGTTTGCGCTCAAGGCTTTCAATATTCTGTTGTATTCTTTCGTTCGAAGCCTTGACAGTTTCTATTCTTGTGTTTTCAGTCGTGATGGCATCTCTGTTAAGGCGCATTTTTTCTTTCAATGCTTCTGCCTTTTCGGAAAGCAGAGTGATACCCAACAGTTGTTCAATAATCATTCGCTGATCATTGCCCTTCATTGATAGGAAAGGTTCAGTGTAGGTGTTTAGCGCAAGAATGTGCTTGAACATATCATGGCTCATTCCAAATAAATCTTCGATGGCCTTTTGTGTTTCTCTGCTGTCACCCTGTGCTTCATCTTGATCAGTTGGTTCCTGCTCAGTTCCGTTGACAGTAAACTTTAATATGTTGGGTTTTCTGCCCCTGTGTATGCTGTATTCAATACCGTCCTTTTCAAATTCTATGGTAACAAGCATGCCCTTGCCATTAATTTTATTGATAAGGTTATCACGCTTGATGTTTGTTAGTGCGTTGCCGTAGATTGCATAACTCAGTGCGTTGACAATAGTTGTCTTACCAGTGCCGTTTCTGGAACCACTATCGTCACCGCCTAAGTCAAGGTTTTCACCCAAGACAAGAGTTAGTTCACCCTTGTCAAAATCAATTGCCTGGGTTTGATTGCCCACGCTCATGAAATTTTTAACTGTTATATTTTTAATCTTGATCATAGGTCGCGATAAATCTCCGTTAGCATACGCTTGTCATACGTTTCGCTGTCTAATTGTTCTATTTGATTCATTACAATAGTATCAACACTTTCAAACGAAAGATCAATAGGATCAATGTTTGATTCCACATCCACCTTTTCTGGAATCAGCATGAGTTCACGCAGATTAAACTGCGGAATGAATTGTTCCTTGATAAAGTTTGCTTCTTCAAATGTAATCTGCACGTCGATGGTTACACGAGCATGCATCTTTTCTCTTAGATGTTCTTCTGGCTTTTCTAAAAGTTGTGAAAGTTTAAATGTCCTATAGACAGGTTGCCCTGGCCAAGTCTTGTATTCAGGAGTTCCACCCCACTCGAGTGTCATCATACCACGCTCGTCGTCCCACGCATCTGCATAGTTGTGTGGAAATGCGTTACCAATGTATGTTACGTTGCCCTTGGTTTGTCTTTTATGGAAGTGTCCTGAGAATACATACTCCTGATTCACAAAGTGATCCGGTTGTAGTTCACCATGATCCGGCATTTCTACCATAGCGTTCATCTTAAAGTATGGAAGTTCAAAGTGTCCAAACACGTATCTTGATTTGATATCCTTCACGGTCTTCCATTCTTCTCCAACCAACCACGGAAGCAGTGTTACGTCATCTTCTGTGAATATTTTAGTGATGGGTACGATGTTAGGAAACAGTCGCATGAATTCAATGGAATTAATTTCACGCTTGTCCTTGTAGAACAAGTCATGATTACCAACCATGAAATACGTTTTTTCAAATGTTTCGTTGAGTCTTTCTAAATTGGAAACAGTATAGTTCATCGTGCTGACGTCAGTGGTCGCACGGTTATGGTGCCAGTCTCCTAAAAAGATACAGGTCTCAGCACCAGCGGCTTTTGCTTCTTCGCAAAACCATTTAACAAAATCTTCACAATCTATGTTGTGTGTCCTGCTGCCACTCTTCATTCCAAAGTGAATGTCTGTAAAGCAGGCTGCTTTCTTAAATAACGGCATTTTTACTCCTTATGTTATTGTAACTAACTTTAGGTGTTTTGTCAAGTCTATTATTCTTCGGATTTTTTATCAGTAGTCCTGGGTGCTTCCATTCCATTATTCCGACCCGATTCCTGTCTAGACCAACTAGGATTCATGCCGTTCATTTCGAGAATATCGTCTCTAATGTTTTGATTGCGTTTTTCAATGTTAATAATACGCACAAACGAGTTAGTGACTGCTGCTGTGTAGTAAGCAAACGGGTTGTTGCTTTTAGACTCATCAAACTGTAAACCAATTTGAGCAAGTTGTAGTATTGCTTGTCCTTTCATTTCGTCATTGTAAGTGTATCCTCTCACGTTACCACGGGTAGCATAGCGATCGCACAGTTTCATAAACATTCTAGCAAGGTCATTAGTCATCTGCCCTTTTTTGAGAGCAAACTGTCCATTTTCCATTCCGCCGTCCCAATGGCTCTTGCCAACGCACACTAGGTTGTCCTTGGCATCAAATTTCCAATGTTGGAATGGGGGAAAGTTAACCTTAACGTGCCTATCTGCTGTGCTTTTTTTGGTTTTCTTTCTTGTACTGTCCTCTGGAATGTGTTCAAATGTCATTATGCGGAAAATTAAATCCGTTTTTTCCATTTTTCGATAATCAATTTCAAACTGTTTTGCTGGAATCTTTTTACCTGCTGCCTCTACGGCTGCTTCGTGATTTTGTTTAGCCAATCTAGCAGCACGATTCCTTTTTGCTTCTGCTATGGTTCTTATGTTAATTTTTTCTAGGTTTGGCAGAATAATGTCATATTGATGGTATTCTTCGTCTACGAATGAGCAAAATGTGTTTTTACTGCGGTGTATCTCTGCCAATAGGTCTTTGTTTGTAAGATATTTAATTTTTTGCATGTTTTAGATAGTTCTCCTAATATTTATTATAATAGCACATAATGAAAGAAATAAATAGAGTAAAGATAAGGAAATATTACCAAAATGGCAGGATTAAACATAAACCCATTACCGTTCCTAGTACAGAAGGTTGATCAGGGGATTCAACAGGCAATAGCAGCCTATGATGAAGCAAAACCTAAGATTGGAGCAGCACTGGAAAAAGAAAATTTAGATGCAAAGATTGCACAATTGGCAGGAGAGTTAGGAAGCGGACATAATCAGGCATCAGGCGCAGGAGGAACATTCTTTGATCAAATAAACACAGGAATGGGACAGGTAAAAGACACTGTTAACAGTCCTTTAGGAATCGGATCAGTAAGTTCACTGACTGACGGAGGAACATTTGGAGCCATCGGAGACGCTGCTAGAAATGTCGGCAAGGACATAAGCGGAGTATTAGGAAAGTTTACAGGTGGTGATCTAGCCGGAGGATTCCAGGATTTAGCAAAAGGAATTTCAAAGGGCGCAGGTGCACTTAATGATTTATTAAGCCTAAAGAGAGCAGAAAATTTACCGCAGAACGGAGAATTATTTAAAAATACAGGACAGGGAATTACAGTGCAGCCTCACGATAGTGATGACTGGCGTGTTAGAATTTCATGTGACTGGACTCTGTTTCAAGGCAATCCTTTGTTTGCACCATTGAACGATGAAGGAACCAAGGGGGTTGTATTTCCTATGTTGCCATCGGTTTCATATTCAACCAAGGCAAATTATACTTCCATAGATCCTATACACAACAACTATCCATTCCAGGCCTATAAAAATAGTGAAGTGGACGCAATTAATATAGATGGAACATTTGTTTGCGAAAACGAAAAACAAGCAGCCTATTGGATTAGTTCAGTAGCATTTTTTAGAACCATGACAAAAATGTTTTTTGGTCGAGGTGCCAATGCAGGTGCTCCGCCTCCCGTTTGTCAACTCAGCGGTTATGGTGCTAGTTTCTTTGATAATGTTCCTGTGGTAGTCAAATCATTTAGCGTGGATATGCCCAACGATGTCAACTATATACGTTGTGACAGATTTGGAACAAACACGTGGGTTCCTGTTACAAGCACGATCAATGTTCAAGTACAGCCAGTTTACAATAGAAGAAATCTAAGACAGTTTAGTTTAACAGATTATGCACGAGGAACACTAAAAACTCCGACAGGACAAGGATACTTATAATATGGCAACCTATAGTTCATCATCACCGTACGCTGTCACTGAACAGAATAATCTTTATCTTGAATTACTAAGGATTAGACCAGTACCAGCCGAGTCGGATGATTTTCTTTACACAATTGAAAATCAATACAAGCATAGACCCGACCTGTTGGCATACGACCTGTACGGAGATCCTAAACTATGGTGGGTGTTCATACAAAGAAACATGGAATCAATAAAGGATCCAATTTACGATTTTGAACCAGGAAAAAGAATTTACATTCCCAAAGAGTCCAACTTGAGAAAATTCTTAGGAGTCTAGTATGAATGCTGAATTCGTAGAAAGAAGAATACAGAGCAATGGTAACACAACCAATGTTAACATTGATAGATCCCAGCCTTACGTTGACAAGATAGTATTTGGCCAAAAGACTCGTATTTACGGAACACAGGAACAGTTAGATAGATATCAAAACAAAAAGCCAGACGGAACTATACAACAGTATGTTGCAGCAGACACGGCCGTCACAAAGGCGTTTGCCTTTATAACACAGAAAAAAGAAGGCGCCACAACAAAGGTAGATGCAGAACCTGGCACACAAGAATACAAAAAAGAAACGGTAAACACAACTTCCGAGGAAACATTACCTGCAAACGGAGGATACAATCTAAAGAATGTTGTTTCGAATCCCCTTTCAGGATTTGCTACTTACAATTCTCTTTGGACAATGGCGGTACTAACTCCTAAACAGTTTAATAATCCAAGCCTTTACAGACTGGCAACCGGATTAAGTTTTGCCGCACAGAGCTATGATGTTAAAACAAAATTTGTTGATGATGATGGAGGATTTGAGGGAACAAAAACAACCAGTCTATCATCAGGGATTATATTTTCTTCCGGGGGTAGAGATTTCGAGAAGGACGGAAAGTCTTCTAGGGTAGCAACCGAATATGGCACTCCAGAATATTTTGTAGACAACTTTGAGATGACAGCAGTGATTGCTGCAAATCCAAAGACAGGAAATCAGAACGCAGTTAGTTTTACGTTTACCGTTAGAGAACCATTCAGCATGGGTTTGTTCCTGCAAAGCATGCAAGTAGCAGCGATCAAGGCAGGATATGTAAACTATCTAGATTCTCCCTTCCTCTTAAAACTTGATGTGATTGGTTTTGATGAAGACGGCACGATAAAGAAATCTATCAAGCCTAAGTATTTTATTTTAAAACTTAAAAAGGTTACTTTTAATGTCGATGAGTCGGGTAGTAACTATAATGTTGAAGCCTATCCATATAATCATCAGGGGTTTGCAGATACTGTGGACACGGCATGGACTGACATTAATATTCAAGGCACCGGAGACTTCAGAGGAGAAGCAGCATTTAATAATGATGCTGATAGAAATACCGTAAAGGATGTATTGGCAACGGGTGCAAAGAGTCTTGTAAAACTCCTAAACGATAACGAACAAAAACTTGTTCAGGAAGGAAAATACAAGATTCCTGATGTTTATGAAATACACTTTCCTGAAGTTGCCAGCAAGCGATACACAGAACAAACAGCAGATGACGTTGCTGATGATGCCGGAGCAACAGCAGATCCAAACGGCAAAGGCAAGCAAACTGTGGGCGGCAGTGATGTACAAACGACAACAAATAAAAATATCGGTAACAATGCTATTGCTAAATCCGGATTTGGGTTTGGTATAGGCAAAGGCGGAAACTTTCCTTTCAAGGATGATAAGGAAGTTGCTGATGAAAAAACTGGCAGAATAAAAAGAGGAGCCATGGAAGTTCACGAAGGAAACAGATCCTTTCACTTCACACAGGCTCAGAAACTAACAGACATTATCACCCAGGTGATCATGAGTTCAACATTTGCAAAACAGGCGACACAGAAATCAACTAAAGCAGACGGAATGATTGATTGGTTTAAGATTGACGTGCAGGTTGAATTTCTAGAGTATGATGACTTGATAGGTGATTATGCAAAGAAATTTATCTACAGGGTAGTTCCTTTCAAGGTCCATTCTAGTATCTTTGGTAACCCCAATTCAATTCCGGTGGGAATAACTGAAATAGAAAAAACTATCGTTAAGAGATATGATTACATATATACCGGATTAAACACAGAAGTTTTAAACTTTGAAATTAAAATAGACTACTTGTTTTATACCGGTGGTGCACCTGCGACAGAAGCAAAAACCAAAAACGAACAAGCACCGGATCAAAAGGGTGTTGCTGAAGATCCAGCAAAGAAAACCACAACCGGCGAGGGTAATGAAAAGAAAGCGCAGACTGCGTTTCTTGGCAAATCTAAAATTAAGAAAACCCCAGACCAGTTTACTCTAATGAAGGGCGGTGCAGGATCAACCGACGTTGAACAAAAAGTTGCCGAAGCATTTCAAAATGCATTCATTAATGTAACATCTGCGGATTTGGTCAAGGTAGAATTAGAAATTATGGGAGATACGTATTGGTTAGTTGATAGTGGATTTTCAAATTACTTTGCAAAGGAATCAGAAAAATCTCCATTAATAACTGATGATGGAACGGCAAACTACGAAGGACAGGATGTATACATTTTTATAACATTTAGAACTCCTGCTGACGTTAATCAAAGAACTGGTAATTTTGAATTTAATAAAGACAAGGTTAGTCCGTTCACAGGAATCTATAGAGTTGTTAAGTGTGTAAGCAAATTTGCAGACGGACAATTTAGACAGACACTAACCTGCGTTAGATTACAAGCACAGCCTAGCGACTTTGATAGCAAACTTAAAACAGACAAAACGACTAACAAAACTGTGGAAGTCGGCGGAGAAACTAAACCACCAACTAATACTTCAGAGGCAACAAACTATGATTTTGAGGATGATTTTTATATCTAAGGATAATAATTAATGGCAATACAAAGAAGAGCACCGGCAAGAGAAGCCTACAGCAAGGGGCTGGGTGCTGGTGTACACATGGCCAGAGTAGTAAGCGTTATGGATCCTACCTTTAATGGTAGGCTGAGAGTAACACTGCTCAAGGATCAGGGTAACGATATGGGAGATGATAATCAAACCTATATCCTAAACTATGCTTCTCCTTTCTTTGGTTACACTCCTTTTGAGGCAATGGGCAAGAATAACAATGATTTTAACGACACGCAAAAATCCTACGGAATGTGGTTTGTTCCACCTGATGTCGGAGTCACGGTCTTGTGTGCATTCGTTGATGGCGATCCATCGGAAGGATACTGGTTTGCTTGTTTACCTCCTTCTTTTGCCAATCATATGGTTCCTGCTATTGCCGGAACTGAGCAAGTAGATTTAACGGCCGCAGATGCAGACAAGTACGATACTGATAGAGCATTGCCAACTGGAGAAATTAATAAAAGGAAAAATGCGGACGAACCCGAAAAAAATCCTGAAAAAATAAAAAAGCCCGTGCATCCTATTGCGGATAGATTTTTAGAACAAGGAACTCTAGAAGACGATGTGCGAGGAACAGTAACATCCACCGGCCGCCGCCAAACGCCTAATTCAGTTTTTGGAATTTCAACTCCTGGTCCCCTTGATTGGAGAGACGGATCCAAGAGAATGAATACAGGACCGTCACAAAATCAATCCTTAACAGGAGTTGCAGTTAGTAGGCTAGGCGGAACACAGTTTGTGATTGATGACGGCGATGATCGCTATGTGAGAAATACAGACGCAGGTACAGGACCTGTAAAATATATTGACGTCATTAACGGAGAGGATGCAGTCACCGGAGAAAAGACCAATTCCAAAGGACGTCCAGACATTCCGTATAATGAATACACAAGAATTAGAACCAGAACCGGTCACCAACTATTGCTGCACAATTCAGAAGATTTAATTTACATTGGGAATAGTAAAGGCACTGCTTGGGTTGAACTAACCTCCAATGGTAAGATAGATATCTATGCTGCAGATAGTATTAGTATTCATACAGAAAATGATTTGAATATCAAGGCGGACAGAGACGTTAACATTGAAGCCGGTCGAAATATCAATATGAAGGCAACGGCAGAATATGTTTCTCCGGATACACTTCATAGAAGAGATGATGACGGTAATCCTATTCCTAAGATACAGGATGGTGCAACATTTGAAGCGGGTAGAATACAAATCGAAAGTGCATTTAACACAAACATATTGATAGGCGCTAATGGTAGAATAGAAACTAGAAATTATGAAAATGCCGAAGGTGTTCCTACTGACGGTGACTTGGATATCAGCATAATTGGTAGCACAAGATTTTCTACAGGTTATGGAGTTGTTGCTCCGCATGATTACGAAGTAAAAGTTTTTGGAGACACGCTAATTAAAACCACTGGCAATTTAGATCTTAACACAGATGGAAATAATGCTTACACTGCTGGCGGAACAACAGACATTCTAAGCGGAGGCAATCATACAGAAACTGCTTCGCAGATACACATGAACGGCCCACAGGCAAGACAGGCAGAAGAAGCAGTTATAGCAAATACCATTACAGATCTGCATCTACATACTAATCTGTTTACAAACCCAGACAAGGGTTGGCCTAAACTTAGATATTTAGACGGAAAAATTAAGTCAATAATGAAGAGAGTTCCTATGCACGAACCTTGGGCATTGCATGAAAATAATTCTCCTGCGTTACAGGGTACTTCGTTTACCGATAGGGAACTAGAAGAAGGAGACGAGGAATAATATGAAGAAGATATACAATCAAAAATCAGTGGCAGTTAACAAGGCGTCTGTTGGTGATTCTAACAGCGGAGCATTTACATACAAAGGATTTAACTCTAAAAACAAGGAAAAGGGGTTCAAACTGTACGACATAGATTTGGTCAAGCAGGATATAATAAACCATTTCTATATTAGAAAGGGTGAAAAGTTAGAAAATCCTAACTTTGGAACTGTTATATGGGACATGATATTTGAACAGTTTACTCCTGAAGTTAAAAATATAATAGCAAAAGACGTAGAAACTATTATAAACTACGATCCTAGGGTAGTGGTGCAATCAGTAAGTGTTGACAGCACAGAACAGGGTATGAGGGTTGAAGCAGACCTAGTTTATATACCGTTTAACATTAACGAAAGGATGACCTTTGACTTTGACAGAAATAGTTCGGTAATAAACTAAGCAGTTAATTAAATGGGCTAAATATTACAATAGGAAATAGCAAATGAGCACCACATCAAGACAGAATAACTTAATACTAAACGAAGACTGGAAACGAATCTATCAGACGTTTAAGAATGCGGATTTCAAGTCATATGACTTTGAAAACATCCGCAGGGTGATCATTACCTATCTCCGAGAGAATTATCCGGAAGATTTTAACGATTACATTGAGAGTTCGGAATATCTTGCTCTAATTGATGCAATGGCTTTTCTTGGACAGAGCCTAAGTTTCCGTCTTGATCTTGCTTCAAGAGAAAACTTTATTGAACTAGCAGAAAGAAAAGAAAGCGTTCTAAGAATTGCAAGAATGCTAGGATATAATGCCAAGCGAAATCAAGGAGCATCTGGACTATTAAAATTTAATTCAGTTACCACAACAGAAAATATTATAGATAGCAACGGAAGAAACCTAGCCCAACAAACTGTAAGATGGAACGATCCTACGAATACTAACTGGGCTGAACAGTTTATTTTAATTCTAAATACAGCCATGTCTGAAAACACAGAATTTGGTAGAAGCCAAGGTAGTGAGACCATACAAGGAATTCCCACAGAACAGTATCGTTTTAGATCAACAACCACTGACGTTCCTTTGTACACATACACTAAGTCCGTTGCTGGTAGAAACATGACTTTTGAAGTTGTTAGTACTTCCTTCAAGGACGCTGAAGAAATTTATGAAGAAGCACCGACACCCGGCAATCAACTAGGATTTGTTTATAGACAAGACGGCAAAGGTCCTGGAAGTGCCAACACTGGATTTTACATGATGTTCAAACAAGGAAGTTTGGAACTTGCAGATTTTAGTATTGCTACTCCCACAACCAACGAGTCTGTGTCAGTCGAAAGCAGTAACATCAACAACGACGATGTTTGGCTATTCGGATTAAACAGCGCAGGCGGCCAAACAACTCAATGGACGCAAGTAAGTAATCTGGTTGGAAACAATATTGCATACAATTCAATCCTTGGAAACATAAGAAACATTTACTCAGTTTCAACACAGCAGAATGATAGAATTAATTTGTTATTTGCTGACGGAGTTTACGGAAACCTACCACAAGGAAGTTTTAGAGTTTACTATAGAGTAAGCAATGGTTTAGAATATTCTATCTCGCCTACGGAAATGAGAGGAATATCAATCGATGTAAATTATATTAACAGTGCTGGAGTTGGTCATACACTGACTATCAATCTAGGATTACAGTACACAGTTAATAATGCATCAGCAACAGAATCAACAGATAATATTAGAACTAATGCTCCTGCACTTTATTATACGCAGAATAGAATGATCACTGGAGAGGATTATAATCTTGCTCCTTTAGGCAGTTCACAAAATGTTTTAAAAGTAAAAGCAATTAACAGAACTTCAAGTGGTATTAGCAGAAATTTTGATATCATTGATGCAAGTGGAAAGTATAGTGCGGTTAATGTTTTTGCAGATGATGGATACATTTATAAAAATGAAAACGAAAGAATTCTTAATTTTAAGTATACCAGCAAGACAGATATTATTAATTTTATAAGAAATAATATTGAAGGAAGTTTCTCAGATACCGATTTATATAATTTTTATCTAACAAAATTTGAAAGAGTATTGTTCAGTGAAACTACAACGGTCTGGGAAGCAATAACAAATGATATTAACATCGGAACTGGTTATTTCAAGAATACTGTTGATAATGCATTGTTAAAGGTAGGAACTTATGCTACCAACACATTAAAATATCTAACAGTTGGAGCCAACATCAAATTTACAGCACCGTCAGGATATTCCTTTAAGAAAGGATTATTAGTTGCAACAAATTCCAGTGATATTGAACAGACTGATTATATCTGGACAAAAGTAGTAAATGTTGTAGGAGATGGAACCAATGCAGGTAGAGGTGCATTAGATACAGGCCTTGGACCGATCACTTTTAATGAAAACGTGCCAAGTGGTTCTATAGCAACTAGCATTGTTCCTAAATTTGTGAATGATCTAAGCACAGCACTAGAAACTGAAATGACTAATTTAATATTTGCTGGATTAAATTTTGGTTTAAGATATGACACTGCGAATGCTGAATGGAAAATTATTCAAAGCCAAAACTTAGATACAACAAATAATTTTAGTCTAGGTAAGGCCGGAGATACAACCAGCGAAAATTTAGACTCTTCGTGGTTAATGGCATTCATCAAAGACAATGATCAATATATTGTTAGACTTAGAGTGCTTGATTATATTTTTGGTAGTCTATCTCAGAATAGATTTTACTTTGATAAGAATGAAAGAGCCTATAATAATGTCACAGGCAAACTTATTAAAGATACAGTAAAAGTTTTGAATATTAATTCAACTATCAAATCTGCACAAAGTTTAAACAGAGATTATGATTTTGAAATTTCAGATACGATCGAATTTGATGATGGATACGAAAGTACTAAGGAAATTAAAGTAGGATTTAGTGATTCTGATAGTGACGGAGTTGTGGATGACCCTGATGCTTTTATAAAAGTAGCAGGTGAAGACGTAGATCAAAATTATCTATTTTTCCAAAGTACTGTAGATTCTTACGGAACAACAGTGTTTAATTTATTTGATAACTCTAACAACACTATACTGATTGCAGAAAAAGAAACACTAATCAATGTAAACGATTATAATGATGGACAACTAATTTACTTTACTGATATTTCGGAGAATAGAGTTAAGAAAGTGGACAGAACAACAAACACACTGGTATTGCAGAGTAACTATAGAGCAAACATTGGAAGAAGAGACATTAAATTCCAATACACTCATGCGGCAAGCGAGGATAGAAGAATAGATCCTAGCGTTACAAATATTGTTGATCTGTATCTATTAACTAAAAATTATGATACAGATTTTAGAAATTATCTTGCTGGAGCAATTGCTGAACCAGCAGCACCGACAACTGATGCTTTAAGAATTGAATTTGGTTCAACATTAAACAGCATCAAGTCCATAAGCGATGAAATTGTTTTTCATCCAGTAAAATATAAAGTGTTGTTTGGTCAAACAGCAACACCAAAATTACAGGCACAATTTAAGGTTGTTAAGAACCCAGGTAAGACTATTAATAATAATAATTTAAAGGTAAGAATTGTTAATGCAATTAATGCTTTCTTTGATATTAATAATTGGGACTTTGGGGATAGATTTTATCTAAGTGAACTAACAACATTTGTAATTAATACTGTTTCTCCGGATGTCACTAATTTTGTTATATTGCCGAGACAACAAGATCAAGGATTCGGAAGTTTATTTGAAATCCAAGGAAAGCCAGACGAAATTTTTGTAAGCGGTGCGACAGTTGATGATATTGAAATTGTATCTAGTATTACCGCTGCTGAAATTAATGTTGGCTCAGGCACAGTAGTGAGTAATACCTAATGGCTGATAAAAAATATCCTAAAAGTGATTTACCAATTAGAAAGTCGATAGACCTTCTACCGAATACCTTTAGAACAGATCCTAATAATAAATTTTTATCTGGTGTCGTTGATCCCTTTATTCAACCAGGCGCCTTAGATAAACTTTCTGGTTATGTTGGAAAGCGTTACGGAAAAACCTTTAATGGTAATGATGTTTATCTTGATACTGATCAAACACTAAGAAGTCGTTATCAACTGGAGCCAGGCGTTACAGTTGAAAAAGATCAAAACTTACAAAAGTTTTATGATTATCTAGATCTAAAGAACATGGTTAAGTTCTTTGGTAATGATATTGACAGAGACGACAAGATAACATATCAAGAACATTATAGTTGGAATCCTCCCATCGATTGGGATAAGTTTATTAATTACAGTGAATACTATTGGATGCCTGCTGGTCCACCTTCGGTGTCAGTGCAAGGACAAACGCAATCGGTACAATCAACATATAAGGTTAATCAAGGAATAGGTTCGACCTGGCTATTCACACCAGACGGCATAACAAATAATCCAACCATTACTTTATACAGAGGTCAGACTTATAAGTTTGATGTTAACTCTCCCGGAGAACCGTTTGTACTAAGAACTAATTACGATACAGGATCACTCAATTATGATCCTCTTAAGACTTACTTTCCTGGAGACCTTGCAGTATATAATTCTCAGTTATGGAGAGCCAAACAGGAAATTTCACCGCGTGATGGTAGTAGCATCGACATTGATTCTCAGGATTGGGAATTAATAGATAGTTCAGCATCTCTGGCTTCTTTAGTTTATAACCAAGGGGTTACAAATAATTCTATAGAAGTTGGAACACTAACATTTAAAGTTCCTAACAATTCGCCTGATGTAATTTATTATCAGAGTGCAACTAATCCTAATAGATTAGGTAGATTTATTATTGCTGATATTGATAGTAATACATTTATTGATGTTGAAAAGGATATTGTAGGAAAAAAATATTATACAAGTTCTAACGGTATTGAACTTTCTAACGGATTAGTATTAGAATTTAGAGGACAAGTACAGCCTGAAAAATATGCTTCGGATACTTGGTTAGTTGAAGGAGTGGGTAAAGAAATTAGATTAACAAGGTTTGCAGATTTAGTTCCTCCCGTTATTACATCTGATACTCCGGAAATACTTTTTGATAACCAAGGATTTGACACATTACCTTTTGATGATGCTCGCCAATATCCTGGTCAGAAAGATTATATCACTATTAACAGAGCAAGCAAGGATTCAAATCCTTGGAGTCGTTACAATAGATGGTTCCACAGATCTGTATTAGAATATTCATACAAAAATAGAGATAGTGATTTTGATGCTCCAGAAACAGCAAGGGCAAAAAGACCAATTATTGAATTCCATCCTGGAATACAACTTTATCAACACGGTACGGTTGCCAAGACAACTGTTGACTATGTTGACGATTATACAACTGATGTGTTTTCTACAATTGAAGGCAGCACAGGATATAGCGTTGATGGAGAGTTTCTATTTGAAGGAGCAAGAGTTCTAGTAACAGCAGATACTGACAGTCTTGCAAACAACAAGATTTATATTGTAAATTTTGTTATTCATAATGGTGTAAGACAAATTAATTTACGAGAAGCAAGCGATTCTGGATCAATACTTGATGAGTGTGTTCTTGTAAGGAGAGGAAAAAATAATACTGGTAACATGTTCTTCTTTAACGGAACAGCATGGAAACCTAGTCAAGAAAAGACAACAGTTAATCAACCACCATTGTTTAACATATTTGATGACAACGGTGTGAGTCTAGGCGATCAAGATACATATCCTGTTACTACATTTAAAGGAAACAAACTTGTTAGTTATAAAGTAGGTAACGGAACAGTAGACAAAGAATTAGGATTTGCCCTTTCGTATCTTAACATTGATAATGTTGGCGACATTCGATTTGAATGGAATTTTGATATCGATTCAATCAGTTATACAGAAAATCAAAAAGTTTATTCAAAAAAAATAAACACTTCTTATTTTAAAATTAATGGAAATTTAGATAACGGCTGGATATTAACAAATAAGAAATACCTTCAGCCAATAGTAGATTCCGTTATTGTCACAGAAGAAACATCTTCAGTTGTTTTTGATACTGTTGATTGGGAATTGTTAACTTCTGATATGGAAATTAATTTCTATCAAAATTCAGTTAAATTAGCAGATGATTCATATTCAAGAGATCAACAAAAATTTACTTTTAATAAAACATTTTTAGTTAATGATGTAATTACTGTTAAGGTTGTCGGAGAGATAGAACCCGTTGGAGGATATTATGAAATACCAGTTGGGCTTGAAAAGAATCCGTTAAACGCAGTATTAACTTCTTTTACACTAGGTCAAGCAACCGACCACATTAGAACTTCTCTAGAGTTTGATGACAGATTTACTGGATCATTACCTGGTGCAAATAATTTAAGAGATATTTCAGATTTCCAACAAAATTCGAAAAGATTCTTAAAGCATAGTGGAATTGCTGCATCAGCAGTAGCGATGATTTGTGATAGACAAATTAACTTAATTAAATCATTACAATTTGCTAAGAAGCAGTATTCTGTGTTCAAAGAAAATTTCTTAAAGAAAGCAACAGAAATACAGTTTACCAATGATGATCCTTCTAGCCAAGTAGATCAAATTATTGAAAACCTTACAAAAACAAAAACTATTAACAGTCCTTTCTCTGACTCAGACATGGTTGGTACTGGTGCATATAATCTTTTAACTTACACAGTTGAAGATATAGGAATTAAAACTTTTACTCTTAGTGAAAAATTTGATTTGAAGACACTAAGCAGACGTGCAGTTTACATTTATAAAAATAATTCACAATTATTGAATGGCAGAGATTATGTCTTTGATTCAACGTTTGGTTTTGTTAGATTAACGTTGGATCTAAACGAAGGTGATGTTATTGAAATAAAAGAATACGTTTCAACAGCATTTAGCCACATTCCTGCAACACCAACATCGATAGGATTGTATAAAAAATATACACCTATGAAGTTCTTGGATGATACCTACAGAGATCCTCAATTTGTTATACAAGGACATGATGGCAGCATCACCGTTGCATATGGCGATTACAGAGATGATCTCTTATTAGAACTAGAATACAGAATTTATAATAATATCAAACAAGAATACGATCCTAAAGTTTTTGATGTTGATGCGAACCTTGGAGGATATTACAAGAATGCATTGTTTACAAAGGATGATTTTGATAGCATAGCAAGTCAGGAGTTTTTAAGATGGGTTGCAAACACTAATCTATCATATACAACAAACGACTACTTCAAAGAAAACGAAACGTTTACATATACCTATTCAAATATGACGGATCCATCTATGTTGGAAAATATTCCAGGATGGTGGAGAGGTGTATACAAATATTTTTATGATACAGACAGACCACATCGTTGTCCTTGGGAGTGTTTAGGATTCAGCGAAAAGCCCACTTGGTGGGAAGACGAATATGGTCCAGCACCGTATACCAGTGGAAACTTAATTCTTTGGGAAGATATTAGAGATGGTATAATCAGGCATGGCGAGAGGGCAGGAACACACAAGAGATATGCCCGCACATCGATCATGTCTCATCTTCCTGTTGACGCTGACGGAATATTATTAAGCCCATTAGATAGCGGCTTGGCAACTAACTTTACTTTAATTAATAATAAGGGAAGTTTTAAACTTGGTGATATTGCACCGTCGGAATATGCTTATAGATCGAGCAGTGAATTTCCTTTTGTGATAATGATTGCGTTATCATTACTTAGACCTTTCGAATTCATAATTAGCAACTTTGATAGATCTAAAACAAAAAGAAATGCAGTTAATCAAATCGTAGATGTAACGTCAAATGTTTTTATTACATCTAATCAGATTACTCTGCCAGTTCCGGGTGTAACACAATCTTCTGGATTGAGCATGTACATTTCCAGTTACATTAAAAGTTTAGGAAATGCAATACAATCAGGACAGGATATACTTTCCAACATCAATGTAAGATTATCATCTAGATTGAACGGTTTTGTTGATAAGGATCAACAGAAATATCTTCTAGATAGCAAGAGTCCTAGTTCTTCCTCTTCTAGTATATTTGTTCCAGCAGAAAATTACAACATTATCTTTAATGTAAGTTCTCCGATTGCAAGTGTTTCATACAGCGGAGTAATTTTTGAGAAAACAGAAGGCGGTTGGATAGTCAACGGATATGATGATATTAATCCTTACTTTCCGTATTACACATCCATTGCAAATCAAAAAGATCCAACACTTTCAGTTGGCGGTGTGTCAACAACATACATTAATTGGTCGGAAAATCAAAAGTTTAATAATGGTGCAATAGTACAATACAGAAATGATTATTTTAGAGCAAAAGAAACTCATACAAGCACTAATACATTTGAATCTGATAAATGGACAAAGTTACCAGAGTTACCAGTCAACGGTGCAGTAACAGCACAGAAAAGAAGGAACTTTAATAAGTTTTCCTTAAACAAATTAAGTTATGGAACAACTTTGAATTCTATTCAAGGTGTTGTGGACTTTTTATTAGGATACGAAGAATATCTAAAAGCTCAAGGAATAGTTTTTGAAAATTACGATCCTGATAATCAAGTTATACAAGATTTTACAACTGCCTGTAAAGAATTTATGTACTGGACCAGTCACAATTGGGCAGTTGGAAGTTTAATCACAATTAGCCCCGGAGCAGAAAGATTAAAAATTTCAGTGCCTGTTGGTGTTGCTGATAATTTATTTGATGGTTTTTATGATTATAATGTCTTAACAGACAATGGAGAAGCAATACAACCTCAGAATATTGATGTTCTTAGAGATTTTCAAACATTTGTTATCTCTACAACTAATACCACGAGGGGAATATATTATCTTAAAGTAAATTATGTGTTAAAAGAACACGTAACTATATTCTCTGATAGAACAGTTTTTAATGATGTTATTTTTGACAAGCCAACAGGTTATCGTCAAGAAAGAATCAAGGTACTAGGCTTCCGTACAGTTGACTGGGACGGAGATTATACCTCTCCTGGCTTCTTGTTTGATAACGTAGATATTGCATCATGGGAACCATTTAAGGATTATAGACTTGGAGATATTGTAAACTATCAAGGTATAAATTACACAAGTAAGTATAATCACACAAGCAAAGAAGAATTTAATGCAGACAACTGGACTAAGTTAGATTCTACTCCTACCAAAAAATTGATTCCTAACTTTGATTACAGAGTTAATCAAATAGAAGATTATTTTGATGTTGATTCGGAAGGATTAAGTTCAAGCCAGCGAGATTTAGCAAGACACACTGTTGGTTATCAAACCAGAGAGTATCTACAAAATCTTGCCGAAGATCAAGTCACTCAGTTTAGAATTTATCAAGGTTTCATTAGAGAAAAAGGAACGGCAAATTCTTTAACCAAGGTATTTGATAAGTTAGGAAGAACGGCAGATACCGGAATTAAGTTAAAAGAGGAATGGGCATTTAAACTAGGAGAGTTTGGCGGTAGTGATCAATCAAATAATATTGAAATTAAATTAGAAACTGATCAATTTAAAATAAATCCACAACCGGTTATTGTGACCGAAACAGCTCAAGGAAATTTTGCTGATAGATATTATAGAGTTGACAATTCGGACTTCCTTTATGCTCCAATACCATATACTACATCTATCAACGCAACAGCAACTGACGTTGTTCAGAAAACAGCAGGTTATGTAAAAAATACTCAGGTAAAATACATTGTAAAGAATAGAGATGATATTCTAAACATTGACATAAACAACGTCAATGAAAATGATCATGTTTGGGTAACGTTTGACAATACTTCGTGGACAGTTCTAAGAATTAATTATGTTCCAGAACTTGTCATGACAGACATTGCAGCGAACAAAACTACAATCACAATTACTTTTAATAAAAGGCACGGGCTGACTGCAGGAGATATCATCGGATTAACTGATCTAGGAGACATTACTGGTTTCCACAAAATTACTTCGGTTGATGCATTTCATATTTCTTTCGAGATATCCACGGCAACGGTAGAAATAGGGTTTGAACCAAGTTCTATAAAATATCCGATATTGCTAACCAAGGCAAGATTTAACGATTATACTTCTATTGATGTGGAACATCTTGCGTTATTATCAACCGGATCAAAACTTTTTGTTGACAGAAACGAAAATGGTATATGGGAAGTTGTACAGAAAAATAAACAATACTCTCCTAAGAAACTTATCAACTACGGAACAAGCACACCGTTAAACGCAGGTAAAAAAGTAGTTTACGCCGAGGTTAGAAAACAAATAGTAAGTTCGATTACCGGTTCAGGAATAGTTGTTTGCTATCTAGAAACACCGTCAGGTTTGGACGTAAAACAAATATTAGAACCACCTGTTTCTTTTAGAGCAACAACTACTGGAACCTTTGGACAGGAGATTGCATTAAGTCCTGACAATGAATGGTTGGTAATTGGTGCTCCTTATGCTAGTGGAATTAGAAGCAATTATCAAGGAGTGTTTAGTTCGATAGAAAGTTATTCAGCCAATGATATTGTTCTCTATGCAGGACAATTATGGAAGGCAAAAACTTCTATCACAGGCGATGGAAGCACCATTAACGTTTATAGTGATGACTGGGAAATTGTTAAAAATGTACAAGCACTAGAGACAGGAACTAATGAAGGCTACGAACAGCAGGGAATGATCTCTGTATATAGGTATATTGGTAATCAATGGACATTACAAGATAACTTTGTAAGTCCAAGAGCCGACGGCGATAAACTATTTGGTAGTAAGATAGCACTTGCAAAAAATGGCAGCAATTATTCTATGGTAGTTTCTGCACCAGGAGCAAGCGAAGAAAAGGGAAGAGTTTATACTTACATCTATGATGCAACAGATGGTTGGGTACTAGATCAAAATTCTGATTATAAAGGAACTTACGAACCAGGCGGAACATTTGCAGCCACTGAAATGAAACCAGGTAGAACTTACACTATTGCTTCATCTGGTACTACTAATTTTGGTCTTGTAGGTGCTCCAAATAATTCTCCGGGCACGGTGTTTGTTTCTTTAGGACCAACAGAAGGAACGGGAACAGTAACTCAACAAACATTTTATCCTAAAGACAGTGTTGTATATTATGCTGGTAATTTATGGAAGGCATTAGCAGATAATGAAGGTGACGGTAGTACAATTACAATAGAGTCTTCGGATTGGATTAAACTAGACACCATTAATACGTTAACATCTTTACCTCAAAGTGTTAGCATCGAAGATGACGGTTCTACCCTAGCAACAGGAATTTTAACTAATTCGCAATTGGCAGAACTTATTAAAGCCGGAGATAAATTTGGTAGTTCTGTTGCATTAGATTATACAGGAAACACTCTTGTAATCAGTGCCGTGGAGGCTGATGGACAATATTTTGCAAACTATAGAGGAAATTGGCAGGCAAACTTTGAATACATCCAAGGAGATGTTGTAAAATATCAAAACGGTTATCATAGATTAGATAACATAGGTAGTAATGCAGTTGGGCCTGACAGTTCAATTAGAAGTTACAACCAACCACCTGATAGCGGTTATCCGTGGGTTAATGTTGGCGACAGTTCATCAGAATCTGTAGGTAAGGTTTTCATCTATAAGAAAAATGAACTAGGATATTATTATCTAATACAAACTATTACGGCAGACTCATTAGCAGAGATTAGTGACCTAGCACAAACGGAAACTATCAACAGCGGAGATCAATTAGGCTATGCTGTATCAATTGATCACAGCGGTAATACTTTGGTAATTACAAGTCCTAAAGCAGATAGAAACTATCAGAATCAAGGAAGTGCGTACATCTTTAAGTATGAAACAGATTCTAGTGAAAACAGATTTAGATTAAAACAAAAAATTGATAGTTACGGAAAATATCCAAATGAATATTTTGGACAAAGTGTTTCTATATCACCTAGCACAAATAAAATAGTTGTAGGTGCAAATAACACAGGATATAATTTACCGATTAGATTTGACGAAAGTCAAACATCATTTGATACTTCTAAAACAACATTTAAAACATACGGCGGTTATTCTGGAGCAGTTTATGTTTATGAGAAAAAAGGAGATTTGTATTTCCTAGCAGAAAAACTACAAGACGATCTTTCACTTAATGAATCTTTTGGTTATTCAGTTCATGCTTCTGCAGATATTATTTTAGTTGGATCGCCTGATTATATTGAACCAACCACACACGGTGCAACACTAGATTTTAGTGGAACTGCTGTTGGTATGGTTAGACTTTTTAGAAAACAGTTAGGTATTAATTCTTTAGAAATAATTGGTCAACAAACAGAAAAAGTTGATTTAGAATCGATCAAGAGAATTGCACTTTATGATACAACAACTGATACAAAGATACAGGATCTTGAAGTGTATGATCCTGCTAAACTAAAAATCTTAAGAGAAGCAGAAAGAGAATTGTCTTTTAAAACTCCGTATGATCCTGCAACATATAATGTAGGTATTGACGGAGTCACGGTTGATTCGAGCATTGCTTGGTATGATAAGAATGTTGGAAAATTATGGTGGAATATTTCAACAGCCAAGTGGATTGATTATGAGCAAGGAGATACTGCTTATAGATTAGCAAACTGGGGTAAACAAGCCCAAGGTTCAAGCATTGATGTTTATGAATGGGTAGAATCACCATTGCTACCAAGCGAGTGGTCATCAGTGGCAGATTCAACTGAAGGTTTGCAGTTAGGAATAAGCGGCCAACCTTTATACCCTGATGATACAGTTTATAGTTATAAAGAATTTTTAAATGTAAACACCGGCTTAGTTAGTGAAACAAAATACTATTACTGGGTAAAAAATAAAACAACGATTCCTTCAAATACGAAAGGCAGAACAATTTCGTCAGCATCCGTTGCATTATCAATCAGCGACCCGTCGACGGTTGGAAACACCTACATAGCACTGGCTGATTCAAATAAAGTGTTTTTCTATAATTACAGAGCAATTGTATCTGGTGATACAACAATTTTAAACATAGAACACTACACTGACAAAAGTGCTAAGAATGCAATTCATAACGAATATCAATTATTAACCGAAGGTGTTGCTGACAGCGTTCCACCTAAAAAATTAGAAACAAAATGGATTGATAGTTTAATAGGATATGACAAACAAGGAAACAGAGTTCCTGATC